ACAGCTGGTAATGCATCTGGCATTGGTACCATATCAATGTGGGACACTGATGATAGAGGACGGATTGCTACTTGTGTAACTATATCAGGCCCTGGTGCTAAAGGAACCACTGATGGGGAAATTTGTCAAGCATTCTCTTCAAAGTATTGGGCATATCACTTAGGCATCAAACCAGAAGTATTCAAAGCATATAAAGTTTCATATCAACGATTAGATAAAATTGCAATTGGTGTAGAAATTTGTAACTGGGGGCCTATTTCTTTACGGGATGGAAAATATTACACATACGTTAACAGAGAGATTCCAGAAAGCCTAGTAACGAAACTAGATAAGCCATATAAAGGACATCTATTTTATCATCGTTATTCAGATGCTCAAATACAATCAGTAAAAGATTTGTTAGTGTATTGGAAAGGCATCTATAAAATTGATCTAACATATGATTATGATCAAATGTTTACGGTGAATACCAAAGCACTTAAAGGCGAGAATGGATTATATTCACATAACAGTTACCGAAAAGATAAGACAGATATTTATCCATGTCCCCGAATGATTGAAATGTTAAAAACATTGTGATGTAGGAAACATATGTACACCAGACAACAAATAGAATCTGCCGTTAAGTCAAAAGGCTATGCTTGGTTCGAAGATTCAAGTAACCGCGGATTTGATGTTAATATTGTAGGTGTTCGAAACAATGCTCCTAGTGTTGCTGACAAAGTAACCAATGTGTTTGATGACCATTTAACTATATCATACAAAGAATCCGGCGAGTGGAAATTCTATTGTTGGAATGCTACTACCGATCCGGGTAAGAAAGGTGTTCAGCAGTTTCACAATAAAAAAGGAGTTGCTAGATTAGTTCCGGGACAGTATCGCAAAGTATGGGCTGTAGATAAACATCAAGGTAAATATGAAGCACTCTGTCAACGTTTAAACCCAGTAACGGTTTGGCGGGATGGCAACCGAGATTTAATATTCGAAGAAAAAGTTACTGATACTGGTATGTTCGGTATCAACATACATAAGGCGGGTCAAGATTCTACTTGGGTAGAAAATTGGTCAGAAGGTTGTCAAGTTTTTAAGCGCGTTAAAGATTTTGATATATTTATGTCTATATGCAGAAAGGCTGCAAAGATATACGGGAATCATTTTTCATATACGTTAATTGAATCAACAGATATCACACTATGAAAACACTAACAGTAACACTAACAGTAACGGTAACATCCATGATCACATTTATCTGCACTTACTTCTATAACATGACTCTATCTCATTACGAGCAGTATTTGGCACTAGTGTCTGTTATCTTTGTGGATGGGTTTTTTGGATGCATTGCCGGAGTTAAACGAGAAGGATTTCAAACATTCAAAGCTTTAAAAGTATTACAAACTACAGTAGTTTGGGTGATATTGTTAACTATGTTATTAAGTGTAGAACATGCATTTAAAGGTATGGGTTGGTTAAGTGAAACTATATTGATACCATTCTTAGTTTTTCAAATAATGAGTGCACTGAAGAATGCTTCGATGGCTGGATTCATCAAAGCACAGTTTCTTAATTACATCTTAGATCAATTCGATCAGCATAAAGGTTTGCGGCAAATTGCTACTAAGAAACCTCGCAAAACAACGAAATCATAATTTTGTTTGTTGAAGTTTTATTCATATTATAGGATATGAATTATCGTTACATTGTATTATCATTTTCAATGTTTCTTGTTGGCCAAATTCTAGTATGGATTCAAGTAAATGGTCCACTCATATGGGATTGGGCTAAAACATGGAGATGGGCATTAATGTTATTAGGTGTGCCTATAACATGGTTGTTTATGGAAGCTACATCATATGTAGTTCAAGGGTTTGGAGGTTTATTTTGGCCCGGCCGGTTCATATCATTTTGTGCTGGAATATTCATATTTACTTTGATGACATACATATTTCGGGATGAAACAATTAATTTAAAAACTGCAGTGTCGCTTCTTCTAGCATTTTCATTGATTGTTGTGCAGCTCTTTTGGAAATAAACATATTTATTATAAAAGATATTATGAAAACCAAAAGCTTGTTAGACATACTCATTGAACAGCAAATAAAAACTGCATACCAAAAAAAACTAATTAAAGAAGATGTTTCTCCAGACTGGCCAGCTGTGCAGAAAATATTTACATCGTTAGGAAAAAAACCTTTTTATATTTCAGGTAGATCTGCATATAAAATTGATGATCCTAAAAAAGGCGTAATACATTTTTATGATAATGGTGAAGCATATATAGAACCATCTGATGAAATTACATCTTGGAAATATAAAAATATCGGAGGTAAAGAAAAATTAACTGTTTCGGGACATGATATTGATATACAAGCAGCTGTAGCTAAGTTTCAAAAATATCAGCAAAACAAACAACAGCGAGCTCAGCAAAAATCTCAATTAGCCAAATTTGATAGGAGTGAAGCTTCAAATATAGATAAACTTCAAACTGCATTGGATTGGTTAGGTTTTATTCCAGGATTTGGAGATATTTTAGATGCTATTAATGCAATAATATATTTTGCTCGTGGTAAAAACTTCGAAGGCATATTATCAGCAGTTGCTGTTATTCCAGCATTAGGATCTCCAATAAAAGCATCGTTAAAAGGATTTGCTGAAGGCTTTAATGGCGGCGCTAAAGCTGTCGAAGCAATGCTTAAAAATGTGCCAGCTGGGCAAGGAGTTGAAATTGTAGATTTTTATAAAATGGCAATCGACACTGGTACTATAAGTAAACTACAACTTCGACATTTAGCAGATTGGGGAGATGCTACTGCCGCACTATTAACTAAAGGTAAACGTTGGATGCAATCCAACCCGAATGCTTCGGCGGTTGTAACTTTGGGCAATGAAAAAGCTTTATATAAAGAAATGGATAAGATATCAAATACACTAAGACGTAAGGTTGCAGAACCAGCAGATGAAGCTGCATCGATGGCTTCCAGAGCTACAGGAAAATCTAAAGAGGCAGCTTCTAAAGCATCTGACTGGTTTAAAACTACATTCAATGTTGGAGGAAATGTAGTTACGGCAACAGGACTTACTGCAGCGAAGAATTTTCTCAGAAAAACCTTTGGATTTGAAGGTTCGAAACAAATGAAACTACTTAAAGACGTTATGGATACTAGATATTTAAAAATGGTAAGTAACGACCCTAGGCTATTATCTGCTATGTATGATTTTTCTAAATTAAAGCCCGGGCAGATTATGTCAATGGGATTGCCATCGAAGTTTAATAAGTTCGGAGCAAAAAAGAGGGCAGAGTATTTCAAAAATTTAAAAGCTACGGACCCAATGAAATGGAAACAAGTTTCATCTGTTATTTCAAAGAACTCAGCCAATGCTGATAATTTTTACTATAAAAAGTTTGTCGATGAACAATTCATAAAAGCATCTAACGTATTCAAACCAGGCGCTCAGTTTGCTGCCGGCGCCGGCGATATGTTTTCACGTATATTCAAATTTGATACATATCGAATGTCAAATCCTAAAAATTTAGATATCGTGTATAATGAAGTTTCTGATTTAATGGAAAAAATGGGTTTTGATAAAACCGATGATCCAAACGGAGTAGTATTACCAGCTATTTATATGGTATTTGGTGGCTACTTAGCAGGACTCAAATCCGCAGTACCATCTGTACCTGGAACAACACCGGCAACAACTAAACCAGGTGCGACGGGTCCAGGTGGCGAAACCGGTGAAATACCCGGCGGTACGCCTATAGAAACATCTAATTCTGAAATCATGAATGACTTTAAAACAGCAAATGGTAAAACCACGGAACGTTTACAAACATTATCTGACCGAGGTTATAGCGAAGATCAAATACTTCAATTAAAACAAGAATTAGGAATTGAATGATACGAGAATATCATACACATAGAACATTGAATCCTAAGATTTGGACTGGGGATGTAATGCATTCTAAATTAAGAACTGGATTGCTAAAAATTGCCAATGCTTTTTATAAATTTATAGATGTAGATGCTGAAGTGTGTGATATTATTTTAATTGGTAGCAATGCAAATTACAATTGGACTCAGTATAGTGATATAGATTTGCATGTTGTTATTAATTACATGCAAGCCGGTAGCAATTTGCATTTTGTTAAAAAGTATATGCAAACAAAAAAGAGTTTATGGAACTTTCGGCATCCGTTAAAATATAAAAATATACCTATAGAATTGTATGTGCAAGATTCAAATGAAAATTTACATTCAAGTGTTGGAGTATTTTCAGTTATGCATAACAAATGGTTGAACAAACCAAAAGCAACACTGATATCAGTAGATGATGCATCCATAGAACAAAAAGCCCGACCATTTGAATTTGAAATTGATGCAATTAAAGAATCTGATCCTAAGGCAAGTAAAAAAATAGCAAGATTAAAGAAACGATTGAAACGACTTCGTCAATCCGGATTAGATGCCGAAGGAGAATATTCTGTAGAAAATATGGCATACAAACATCTACGTAATAAAGGATATATCGAACGTCTAAACCGCCTAGAGCAAAAAATAACATTAGGTAGGTTAACTATAGAAACTGCTAATACACACAAGGTTATGAATATGATACAAGAAAATACAGTGGATGACGTTACTGAATCTCTTATTATGCACGTTACCGGTCATAAAAAATTAGATGAACCCGGGTGGAACAATGTTTTACAAAAAACAAATGCAATCACAGATCCAATGGGCCAATGGCGCCATCCTGGTAAATGCACAATGATTCCTACTCCATGGGGAGCTATTACAATGCAACATGTTGCACATGATGTATTAGGAATTGATGAGACAGGCCATATGATACTAATGAAACCGGAACAACAATATCAGTTTCCCGGAAAGCGTGTTTTTGAAATTCCACATACAGCTCAATGGCAAACCATGATCATGCAAATACAGAATGCAACAAGAAACGGGAGTAGATATGCAAAGTAGAGGTTTAGGTGATGATATTAAACGTATAACTGCTGCTACGGGTTTGGATCAGTTAGCAAAAAGAATTGCACAATTGTTGGACGAAGATTGCGGATGTGATGAGCGACAAGAATGGTTGAATGAACAAACAAAAAATTGGCCTATATATAAAAAAAGGAACATAGATAATGGCGATAATAAATAAAACGGGTATTACCGATGGCGGTACTATACAGGCAGAACATGTTACCCGAGCTATAGATGCATTAAGTGGTGTTAGTACAGATAGCATTGTAGCTACAGGATCATTTACTGGGTCATTTAAAGGAACATTTACAGGCATAGCATCCCAGGCTGCAACAATAAGTACATCAAATAATGCAGCTGAAGATACGAATTATTATATTCTAACTACCGATTCTAGCACCGGATACGCTCTAACATATACCGATTCAAATCTTAGATTCAACCCATCCACTAATGCATTAACGTTAACAGGTTCATTAACTACATCTGGTAGTTTAAACATGATAGCAACACCAGCATCTAACGTTAACTTTAGTGCCATAAGTTCAAGCGGACAATTTGCAATACCTATAACTGAACCAACATCCCCAACAGCTGGAGCTATGTATTTACATATACCTACCAGTCAGTTATATGTATGGGATGGTACACAATGGTTAACTTTTTCCCCAGCTTAATTTTATTAATATATTTATAATAAAGGAAACATATGAAACTTACAAAAGAACAAGTATTAGGCATCATTAGACACGGATTAACATTTGTGGGTGGTATCTTTGTTATGCGAGGATTAGTCGACGAAACCATCGTAACTGAAATTGTCGGTGGTGTAGTAACACTTACCGGTGCAATTTGGTCTATCGTAGCAAAGGCATAACATGAAACAGTTGAACGAATGTGGTTGTAATTCTGAGATGGATCATAGCAACACTGATAACTATATGTTTTTTCAGAATCTGAAAACTATCAAGAAGATGGTAGATGCTATGCTGCAGATGGATCCGAGACAAGTAGATCAAATGCTTTCCGATGGACATGGGTGGGCGTTGGATCATATTGCAACATCTAAAGATGATGTGGAAGAGGTTGGCGGATTTTTAATGAATTCTATGCATCATGATGCTGGTAGTATGCCTAATGACAATGCTTATAACACGCAACGACCACAATTCGTTCCTTCTAGTTTCAAGAATCATTTGAAAAAGTTAATGCCGGAGCGCATTGAAAAAACAGAAGCCGGTTACTTTGCGACTACAGAGACGGGTCGTAGATTATCAAAAAAACCTAAATCTAAAAAAGCAGCACTTAAACAATTAGCCGCAGTTGAAATTTCAAAGCATAAAAAATAAATTTTGTTTGAACAAATAGTACATAGTATCAATCATTATGGTAAAACAAAGTTAGCTCCGTCGCTCGTATGTGACGGAGTTGGCGTTTTCGCAATAACAGAAATCGAGGTGGGGTATGTATTATTTCAAGATGTAAATTCCGATAACATACATATTCCATACGAACTAATCAATGATATATCGATACGTAATCATTTAACATCAACATGTAATTCAGATAAACTTGGAATTTGGCTTGCAAGAACATATAATAATATTAATATGTCGTATTATATAAATCATTCTGAAACGCCAAATGTATGTCATGATTTAGAATTGGATAGATATATAACTTTACAAAGAATACGGTCTGGTGAAGAATTAACATGTATATATACTAAAGAGGAGATCGATTGGCTTACTTAAACGCAAACATACCAACATTAACTTGTTACATAAGAAATGAGTTTTTATTCAACCATGAAAAGGGTCATGGTGACTTTACATTAGCAGATATACATTCTGTCGCATCTATTCAGAAAAGAGTTCCTTTATTTGAAGCGTTTCTTGAAAATGGAGTTAACTGGACTAGAAGACCGATACATGCATTTTGTTGGAAAAAAGATGCTGAAACGTTACCGTTAACCGAACATATATATTGGGATTCCTTTTCTTCTTACATCGATGTACAAATCCGAGAACGATTATCTGGGTTACGGGCTGATTTAATTTCAATAACAGGCGTGAAGCGACAAGGAATATACATGTTTACATTGGATTGGTCACATGAAAACCGCAACGTGTTAGACACAAACTTTTCAGAAACTCCAGAACATAAATGCGGTCATGTATTTAAAATGGATAATGGAAATTATTTTATTTATCCTAATAATCGAATCATATGGATGGATAATGCATGGACATTTAATAGAATTGATAAGAATCCTGGATATCGAATTGATATGAATATATATACTGTCGAAGGCAAAGGCGGATATGAAACAGATTATTCTTATATGACCGAATTTGATAAAGATAAATCAAATAAGTAATATTTATTAATATGAAACTATTAAATTTACTTTTCGAAAAAAAATCTAAACCAGATACATTCGAAACATTTGCAGATACTAGAGAAGCTGGTGCCAAAAAGATTGCTGACAATGCTCATAGTAAAGGAGGACTTGCTTTATTGACGTGGCATCACTTCAAAGTTAAACTTCCTTACTATAAAAAAGCTGCTGCAGGTAAATTTGATCTTAAAGCTGCTAAACGAGAGTTTGATGCAACATATCGAAAAATATCTA